ACTGGAACTTATTGTCTATAGTTAAACCAGAGGCTGCTGAAAACAAAGCACCTTTATCACAAATAAAAATTATTGCTTTCAAAGAAAAGAACGAATGGAATTTGCAAGCAAAATACAATATCGGAAAAAAACAATCAACTGAAGAAAACAAAACTGAATAGGAGTATATTATGAATAGTAGGTATAGTGAAATTAGATTATATAGACTCACGTCTGGTGAGGACGTGATTGGTAAACCACAAGAGTCAGACATACATGGTTCTGTAGCAATAAAGAAACCTTTTGTGTTAATACCAATGCAAGGACAACCTGGTAAACCTATGCAAATAGGATTTCATCCTTACATACCATACACAAAAGACGAAGTTATACACATTAAACAAGCAAATATAATTACGGAAACAACACCAGATGATAATATGATTGGTGCATATCAACAAAATACAGGTCAGATAGTCACACCTAAAAGTAAAATCATCACGTAATTGACATTTTTGTCTTTTAATGTTATAATAGAATATGAATTTGGCGAGTAGTTTTTACACAAACGTTGTAGAGTATAAAGGTAAGCTTCTTATAAGAGGTGTCAATAATGGGCAATCTTATTTGAGTCGTATCAATTATAGTCCTACACTATATCTTGCTACAAAAGAACAATCAAAATTCAAAACACTAGACGGCACTAATCTAAAAGAAAAGCGATTTGATTCTATATCAAAAGCAAAACACTTCTATAGTGAGTATGCCTCAATACCAGAGTATAAAATCTTTGGTATGAATAGATACAACTATCAATTCATCGCTGATGAATACAAAGGCGATATAAGATGGAATAAAGATTACATAAAAATATTCACACTTGATATTGAAACTACTTGTGAAGATGGCTTTCCTGATCCTGATACTGCAAAAGAAAAAGTTATCTGTATTACTATAAAAAATCATAGTAACAAACAGATATTAACATGGGGTACAGGTGATTTTATTTCTAAAAAAGTAAACGTAACATATGTAAAATGTCAAAACGAAAAACATATGTTGCTAGAGTTTTTAAAATTCTGGTGTAAAAATCATCCTGATATATTGACAGGTTGGAATGTAAAGTTTTTTGATTTACCATATATTATGAATCGTATGAGATTTATGTTTGATAATGATACGATTAATAAAATGTCGCCATGGAATTATGTCAATGCAGATAGAATACAACTTGGTCAAAAGAATCAACAATACTGGAATATACTAGGCGTATCTGTACTAGATTATTTTGATCTGTATAAAAAATTTACCTATGTAAGGCAAGAGTCTTATAAACTAAATTACATTGCCAAGGTAGAACTAGGCGAACAAAAGTTAGACAACCCATATGAAACGTTTAAAGATTTCTATACAAAAGATTATCAAAGATTTGTAGAGTATAATATACAAGACGTAGAACTTGTTGATAGACTCGAAGACAAAATGAAACTGATTGAGTTATGCTTGACTATGGCATATGACTACAAAGTAAATTATACAGATGTTTATTCACAAGTAAGATGTTGGGATACATTAATCTATAATCATTTACTTGCAAAAGATATTATCATACCACCAAGAGAAGAACAGATAAAAGATTCACAATACGAAGGTGCATATGTAAAAGATCCACAACTAGGATTACATAACTGGATTGTTTCGTTTGATTTGAACTCACTATATCCGCATTTAATTATGCAATACAATATTAGTCCTGAAACGTTTTTAGGTGTAGAACCTAAAGCAGTAGGCGTAGAAAACTTTTTAGATGAAAAACTAAATCTTAAATGGGCAAAAGATCGTAACGTAACTATTGCACCAAACGGCGCTATGTTTAGACGTGATAAACAAGGTTTTCTTGCTGAATTGATGGAGAAGATGTATGGTGATCGTGTTGTATTTAAGAAGAAGTCTATAGAGGCAAAGAAAGAATATCAAAAGACAAAAGATCCTATATACAAAAATGAGATTAGTAGATGTCACAATATACAGATGGCAAAAAAGATTTCGCTAAACTCTGCTTATGGCGCAATCGGTAATCAATACTTTAGATACTTTGATGTAAAACAGGCAGAAGCAATCACACTAGGTGGTCAGTTATCTATTCGTTGGGTAGAACGTGATGTCAATAGATTTATGAATAAGATTTTAAATACAGATAATGTAAATTATGTTGTTGCGTCTGATACAGATTCTATCTATTTAAAACTTGACAAGTTAGTAGAAAAGGTTTGTAAAGATAAAACGCCACAACAGATTACAGATTTTATAAACAAGGCCGCTGAAGAAAAAATACAAAAAGTAATTGATGATAGTTTTCAAAATCTTGCTAACTATGTAAATGCTTATCAACAAAAAATGATTATGAAACGAGAAGCAATTGCTAACAAAGGTATATGGGTTGCTAAAAAACGATATATGATGAATGTATTTGATGAAGAAGGTATCAGATTTGATATACCTAAACTAAAAATTATGGGTGTTGAAGCAGTTAAATCATCTACACCTGAAGTTTGTAGAGGTAAAATTAAAGACGCTATTCGTGTAATTATGAATGATAGCGAAGACGCATTAATAAAGTTTGTAAATGACTTTAAAGAAGTATTTAAGACACTCTCGCCAGAGGAGGTTGCCTTTCCTAGAAGTTGTAATAACATTGACAAATATGTTGATAGTAATTCAATCTATAAGAAAGGCACACCTATTCATGTAAAAGGCTCTCTAATCTATAATCATCACATAAACAAACATAAATTACAAAGAAAATATCCTTTGATTAAAGATGGTGATAAGATTAAATTTTTAATGTTAAGACAACCTAACACGGTTAAAGATACCGTTATATCTTTTTCAACAAAAATACCATATGAATTTGATCTACACAAATATGTAGATTATGATACACAATTTGAAAAAACATTTACTGATCCTTTACGATTCATACTTGACTCGATAGGGTGGAAGTTAGAACGTGAGGCAACACTAGAGGCATTTTTCGGATGATACCATCTTTAATACTTTTATATCTTACGGTTTTTATATTTTTTAATTGGGGTCAAAGAATTGCAATGACACCAATAGATACTAAAATGTTTTTTATTATAATATTGACTATATGGATACTACTAAAAAATATAACGTAATATACGCTGATCCACCATGGACATTTAAGACCTTTTCTAATAAAGGTAAAGATAGAAGTCCTGAAAAACATTATAGCGTTATGACGTTACAAGATATAAAAGATTTGCCTGTAAATAAAATTGCAAATGATGATTCAGTTTTATTAATGTGGGTAGTTGATCCTTTATTAGATAAAGCATTTGAAGTAATTAATGCTTGGGGTTTCAAATACAAGACCGTTGCCTTTACATGGGCAAAGACAAATAAAAAATCTGATGGTTTCTTTACAGGTCTAGGTTACTGGACTAGAGGTAATCCAGAGATGTGCTTATTAGCAACAAAAGGCAAACCTAAAAGACTATCAAAGAGTGTGCCACAATTAGTTGTAGAAAAACGTAGAGAGCATAGTCGCAAACCTGATATAATGTACAATCATATAGAGAACTTGTTAGAAGGACCCTATATAGAGATGTTTGCTAGACAACAAAGAAATGGTTGGGATCAGTATGGAAATGAGGTAAACAAATGGTAGAATTGACTCTATCAATATTATATGTTATAATAGCGTTTGGATTTGTAATATGGTTATTAAGAAAGTGGAATGATGAAGTACCTAAATAAATACGCAGATGAAAATAAATTGCCTGTAATGGATCAACAACAATTTGAAACCGTTACAAATGATATTGGTAAAGAACAATTTAGAATAGACCTTGCAGATTATATTGAAGAGCATAGACCTAAATTTCCTCTAAAAGAAATTTCTTATGAGGTAATGCGTCAATGTTTTAAATCTTTACAGAAACAAGATGTATGGGAATATGTAAAACCTGTAGAACAATTAGAGAAGAATGTAAAGGAAAAATATGACGATTACAAATATAATTTTAAAGACCATGGTCTAGGTATCATAGACGCACCATCTATATTTAATGATGTGTCAAATTACTTTCATCAACATTTAAGATTAAATTGTGGTAGTTTTGGTTTCAAAGCAC